TCAATCGTCCATTCCTTTCAGTGTGTTAGGGCGCAACCTGTCTAGGTTTTGGCGATGCCTAGACAGTTTTGCCGCCGCATCATCCGCCAGACGCGCCCGATCCGCCGCCCGGATGTAGCGCAGCGGCTCGCGCTCCGTGGCCCAGCCGCCCCACGCCATGAGCTGGGGCAAGGTGGCCCCGGCGAGCGCCATGCGGATTGCCGCCAGCTTCCTGAGGCCGTGCGCCCGGCCCGGCACGCCCGCCGCCTTGCATCGATCCGCAAACCACCCGCCGAACCCTGCATCCGTGAAGGGCTTGCCGTATCCCGTCACCAGGAAGCACAGGCCGTCGGCCGGACAGGCGGCAAGCGCGGCCTGCAGCTCCCCGATCACCGGAATGTCGAGCGGCTCGCCATTCTTGCGCGCCCGGAACTGCAACCGCCCGTCCCGCACATGCTGCGGCCCCAGCCGGATGGCATCGCTTCGCCGCGCGAACGTCGCCAGCATAAGCGCCATTGCCAGATGCTCGCGGGTGCCCGGGGGATAGTGCGCAACGAACCGCGCGACCTCTTCCTCCGTCCATGCCCGATGCCCTTCGGTCTTGAGCCGCAGCGGCTCCGTGTCCGCCCATGGGTTGGCCTTGGCCAGCCCTTGACGCATCCCCCACGCCCAAAGCGCCCGCATTCGCTTTCGGAAGTTGTCGGCCGCCCACGGCCGCCCGCTCATCTTGGCGATCAGTTGTGCCGCGCGCTGCGGCGTCACGTCCCGCACGGCGAAGGCGCCGATCGCCCCCGTCAGCTTGGACAGGCTCAAGAGCCAGGCCTTGCGGGTGGCGGGGCTTTTCCGCGCCCATGCGTCCGATGCCCGATAGCGCGCCGCCAGGTCGCCTATGGAGCCAGGCGGGAACCGCCCGGTTCCCACGCTCACAGGCGCCACCGTGCCCGCCAGCAGCGCCCGATATTCCGCCTCCCACTCCGACGTGAACGGGGCGGCCCTCATGTAGGTGTCGATGCCTTTGCGCTGGCACCGGAAGCGATAACGCACGATCCCGCCAGCGTCCCGGAAGCAGGAGACGTAGCGGGGCAGCCGAACCTGTTTCACAGCCGCGCCGCGTCGATCGCCGCGTCGATATCGGCACCCGCCGCCGCCTCGCCCATGGCCAGCGGCAATGTCTCGATTCGCTTGGTGCCGTCCGGCCGGACCTCATAGGCCACCCGCACGCCCGCCGCCGCAGCAGCTTTGAAGAGCGCGCTTATCTCATTCTGAGTGAACGCGCCGCGCTGCCTCATGCCACTGCTGCCCTTTGGCCGCGCGGGTTGAAGCCCTCGATCTCCCGGATCTCATCGGCGTCGAGGATACCGCTATCCACCGCGATTTTGTGTGCGGCCCAGCGCGCTTCCGGGTCGCCCCTCAGGAAGACGCTCAGGTCAATCTCGACCTCGAGGCCGCTTCCGGCCGGAAGCAGCGACCGCGTAAGCGCGGCCTCGATCTTTCGCGCCCATGGCCCCAGCGTGAACTGAGCGAACCACCGGCCCGCCGCTTGGGAGTTGGTGAAAGTGTTGTTGCTGTAGTCCTGCACCAGCGGCGGCGGCACCTGATACAGGCGGCAAATCTCTTCCACCGCGAACTTTCGGCTGCCCAGCAGCTCCGCGTCTTCCGGGCTTACCTGAAACGGCGTGAACGTCAGGCCGTCGGACAGGATCAGCACCCGCCCGGCGTTGCTGGCGCCCTGTTGCCGCTCGTCGAAAGCCTGCCGCAGCCGCTCCATCGCTTCCGGGCTTATGGTCTGTTCCGATCGAATGGCGCCCGTCGGCGCCGCGCCATTGGCCAGGAACGCCCGCGCGAACTCATTGCCCTGCAGCGCCGCCGCCACCGTGTCGGCCGATCGCGAAAGCCGGGACCGCCCGAGGATGCCGTCATCCGAACGGTCGCGGATATGGACAACATCATCCGCCAGCAACCGCCGCGTCCGCCCCGTCTGGCCATAGAGGCCCGTCTGTTCCGTGACGTCATAGGCCAGCCGCCCCGATGGCGCGATCAGCACATTGACCCAGCTCCAGGGGATGAAGCGAAGCCCGCTCAACGCGCCGCCTTCCCGCTCGATCTCCAGAAGGCCGTTGCCGGAAAGCAGGGTCGAGGCGACAACCGCCTCCATCATGTCCGGCCACGTCTGCCGCTCATTCGGCGCCGTGCGCGCCATCGCCGCAAGGGGATGGTCTGGCACCTCGAAGCGCCCTTCCGACGTCCGGCGATAGACATAGGCCGGCGCCATCGCCAGCGCCGATGAAACCGCACCGACACACGCACACACGGCCGCGAAGTTTTCCGCCAGCCGCTCGTTGACGGCAGGCCCGCGCCCCAGCGCCAGCCCCATGGCGGTCCAGCTTGGCGAGGAGTGAAGCGTGCGGCGTTCGAAGCCCAGCGGCGCCAGGAGCCGATCGATCATGCCCATTGTCCGGCCTCCGCAATCCTGAGGGCACGGCTGCGCCGTTCCCGATCTGCAAGCCAGGGCATCGCCCGCAGCGCCAGCGTTGTGTCGGGATACGCTGGCCAGGCACTCACCACAGAGATTTCCCGCAGCTCGACCGTGCGCAGCGTGCGCCGCTCGCCTTCCCAGCTTTCGCCCCCGGCCGGAACCGTGAACCCGAAAGACATGCCGCCCAGGTCGCCCCGCGTGGCCAGCGCCAGCACATCGGCCCCGGCTTGCGTCTCCGGAAGGTCGAGCTGAAAGGCGAGGCCCTCAGCATCCTCGTAGAGCTTCAGCGTCCCCGATCGTGTCCGGCCCAGCACTTTGCCGGCGTCATGGTCGAGCAGCGCCAGGATATCCCCGCCAAGGCTGGCACCAAAGGCACCCGGCGCGATGGTTTCCACCACCCGCCCGATCCGCGCCTCCGATCCGAACCGCGCCGCATAGCCGATCAGGCGGCGGCCCTTGGCGCGAAGCTCAAGAGCCGCCGCCCGCCGCTCGACCGGCAAGAGGGGATGATTGCCGGGAGCGGAAGCCATCAGGCGATGCCCGCCGCACCGGCCAGGACGCCCGTTGCCTTCACAAAGGCCGCCGGGTTCCGGAGCGCGATATCCGCGGTTGCCATGGCCCGCACCGCCACGTTGCCCTTGCTGTAGGCCGTGGCCTCATACGGGTTCACAAGCACGTCGAGCGCACTCCAGATCCCGATCAGCAGCTCCGAAAAGTCCCCGTAGATCAGGGCGCTTTCGTTGGTGCCCGCGCCCAGCGTGTCCGGTGCCAGGTTCGTGAAGGTGGCAGGCTGTTGGTGGAAGATGGTCGAAACGCCCACCGGGAGCTTGTCGGTCGTAAGCGCCTTCATGGCGATCGTCTCGACGCGCGGCGTCGAAAGGAAGGCCCGCCGCGCGCCGACGTTCGCCGTGTTGGCCTTGCCGATCATCTCGGCCCCCGTGTGGAACAGCGAGGTGGCATAGGCTTGGGTCTGCGTTCCGGAAGCCGCCAGGATGCCCACCGGCTGGTTGGTGCCGCCGCCGTTGATGGCGGCCCGGTCCATTTCCAGGCCAATGTCCCGGGACATTTGCTGGCGAAGGATGCCCTCGATCCCCGGCGACGTCTGCAGGAGCATGTTGCGGCTGAACTCCGAAAGGCTCCCGACATGCTTCGGCGCCATCGTGACTTGACGAAACTGAGGATCAGCGGCCGTGAGTGCGGCATTCTCCGCCACCCATGCCACCGACGGCGCCGCCTTCTCGCCCGGAATCTCGACATTGCCGACAAGTCCGGTCAGGGTGCGAGCGCCAAGGCTGGCGATCACCGTCGAGGCAGTCAGGGCGGAAATATATTCGTTGGCCAGGTAGTCCGCCGCCACCAGGTTCGAACCCGGCCCGCCGGCCGGCGCCGCCGTGGTCAACACGCGGGTTTCGAAAATCTCGGTCGGGACCGCCACGCCCTTGAACCCGCGCCCGGTCGAGCCGCGAAGCTCGGCGTCAATCTCCCGCTCCCGGCCGGCGTCCAGGCCCGGAAGCCCGGCGGCCCATGCCAGCGCCCGCGTGAGGCTGTAGCCTTGGAGGGTGGCGATCATGCGCTCATCGCGCTTCGGAGGCGCCGCGCGGTCGAGCGCATCAATCGCCCGCGCGCGGTCGAGCTTGGCGTCGATCGCGCGAAGCTCAGTCTCCGCAACGGCGAAGGCTTCCCCGTTGTCGCCTTCATGGGCTTGACGCATCCGCGCCACCAAGGCGGCCCGTTGCTCGATCAGATCAGACGTTTTCACCGTTCGTTCCTTTCAGTCTGGCCAGCGCCCGAAGGCGCTGGCGCGGTGGAATGCGACGTCTCGCGACGTGGCGGTCACAGGGCCGGGTCCAGCCCAGAAGTGCTGGGCCCGGCTTTGGCGTCTTCATTCATAAGAAGATTGCTGCACTCCAAGAAGACTTGTGTGCAAATCCGTGTTGATGGAATAATCAATGCAGGTCTCAAATGCACGTCTAATGTCTTCTCTGCACCAGGTTGCAGGAATTTCCCATTCTCCCGGTCATAATAAGCGAAACCTACAGACCATGCACCATCAGGAAGGCGTTGACCAATGTGAATAGTGTCAAGTCTCCTCCGGTTCGGATTGTCCTTGTTCGACAATATGAAGGAGAACTCGTTTACTACTGAAGAAGCCCACTCAACCGCCGATGTCGGCGCCATCCCAAGATCACGCGTGCAGACGCCCATCACGGCCAGGAACGTGATGTCCACGATGCTGAAAAGCCGGCGGCCGGCCAGGCGGCGGTCGGGAATCTCAGCAAGGCGAACATGGCGCCGCTCGATCCAGTTGTTGACGGTTCCCGAATCAACCCGCGCGACCTCGCACGCTTCCTTCTGCGTGAACTGCGGTTCATAAATGTTGATCGGCGCGTTTCCGTCCATGAGGCCGGTATACTCGCGTGAATATCTCTAAGTCAACTGCGTTTCATGCCATCAGACGAGTTAGGTCGTCGGCCAAGCCTCGCAACAGCGCCTCGTCATCGGCCGCGATCAGTCCGGCCTGCCGCGCCAGGAAGACGTCGAGCTTGCGCGCCACCGCTGCCATGTCCGGCGCTTCCGCTTCCAGAAGTTCGACCCGCGCCTCGTCGAGGGCATCCGCGACCGCAGCGTTCACAGCCTCTTGCACGTCGCATGCAGGGGTCCCGAAAGCCGCGTCCCGGAACTGTTCCTCGACCGCCGTCATCGCCCGCTCCTGCACCGCCAGTGCGGCCGCGCGCACCTGCCAGGCCGCGCGCCGCGTCTGCTCGATCGTCGGCCCAGGTCGAGAGGTCGCCAGCCGCTGCCCGAGCTCAACGCGCTCGGCGCGGCTGAGGCGGCCCAGCGCCTCCAGGGTTGCGTTGACGGCCGAATCAGGATTTTGCGTGGTGTCAGCCATGGTCGTTCCTTCTGCGAACGGTTGCGGTCAGAGCCGGCGGAAGGATTAGGCCCCTTCCATCGGCTCGTCTTTTCTGCCATCATCTAATTCATGGCGTCAATAGATAATGTCAGAAAATCGCGCGGGCGTCCGGCCGTTAACGCCGTGGCTGTGACGGTGCGCATTCCTCCCGACCAGCTCGCGGCGCTTGACGCATGGATTTTGGCCCAGCCCGATCCTAAGCCGAGCAGGCCAGAGGCAGTCAGGCAACTTCTAACCAGGGGATTACAATGAGCAAGATAGAATATGCCATTGGAGATTTGGTCGAGCTGAAATCGGGCGCCCCGGTGATGACTGTTGTTGGTATTGTCAACTATGACAGAGTTCTCTATGATTGTAGCTGGTTTTCAGGAAAGAAGAATGAGAAGGGCCGGTTTCCGGCGGGAGCCTTAACGCCAGCGAAGCCAACAGAATGAATGAAGATGATGCTGCAAAATGGCTCCTCGAAAGAGCCAACTCGAAACTTGGGATTGAGCAATCTACAGCCGCAGTCAAACTATCGAAATTTCCCAACCTTACTTATTTCGATGAGAATGGTAATCTGTGCATTTCGAAAGTTGTTTTAGCAAAGTTTCGCAAGATAAGCCCAGATATTGTCTATTCTCGATCGGATAAAACTTGGAGGCAGCGCGCAAGCTTTGACCGGAAGGGCCGCATGCAGGACTAAAGCCATGCCACCGTGCCAGCGAACTCTCGCGGCGCCTCCTGCCGGCTCGCAAGGCCGATCGCCATCACCAGCGCCACCAGGCCGTCGATCTTGTCTCGGCTGCGATCCTTCGCCAGCTTGCGCGCGCCCGTCGGGTCCGTCTGAAACACGGCATTGCCAGCATTCCACCGCAGAATGGGGTTGCCGCCATGCTGCAGCTTCCGCGCCAGCATCGCGGCCTCGAACTGGTCCACCGCTGGCCCCATCTCCCGATAGCCTTGCCCAAACGGCACCAGCGGCAGCTTGACCCCCTGCCGGTCGAGAATGAGCTGTAGCTCGGCCATGCCCCAGCGGTCATAGGCCACCCCCTGCAGCTTGTAGGTGCTCGCCACCTTGGCCAGCCGTGCCGCGATGAACTCCCGGTCGATGGCCTTCCCCGGCGTGGCCTCGATCAGGCCTTGCCGCTCCCACGTGCGATAGGGCACCCGGTCAATCTCTTCCTTCTCCCGGATGGCATCGGCCGGGCACCAGAAGAACGGCACCACCGCGCCGCCGATCGTAGGGAAATAGAGCACCAGCGCCGTCAGGTCCCGCACGTTGGAAAGGTCGAGGCCGGCCCAGCACGGTTGCCCGGCCAGCGCCAGGAGCGGGATATCCTCTTGCCCGCAGGCATCCCATTCGGCCGGGTCAATCGCCTTCGCCTCCGCGTCCACCCGCTGGTTGCAGTAGAGGTTGCGGAAGGCGGGTTCGAACGTCGGAATCCGCCGCGCCCGATCCGCCTCCTGTTGCATCTCGTCGGCACTCCGGAAGACGCCCAGCGCGGGGTTGGCGAGCGGCCAGACGGCAGGGTCGAAGACGTCGGCGTCTTCCGGCACGGCGTAGCAGACGCCATGAAAGGCCGGGTCCGCCACCTCGCCCACCGCCACCCGCCCGGCATAGTCCACCAGCTCCGACATGATGTTGTCGGCGTCTGCGGATTGTGTGCCGATGGCGATCAGCAGCGGCTCCGCGCGCTTGCCCATGGACGTCCGCAGCACGTCGAACAGCTCCCGCCGCTTCCATTGCGCCAGCTCGTCGGCCGCGATGAAGGAAGCCGCCAGGCCGTGCGCCGCCGGCCCGTCGCTGGCGAGCGCGCGATAGGTGGAACCCGTCACCTCGTCCCTGATTCGCTTCATGAACGTCTCGACGTTCAGGCGAGCCGCCAGCCATGGCACCGCCAGGACCCAGGCCTCCAACTCGGCAAAGATCAAACTGGCCTGTTCCTTCGTGGCGGCCGCGCTGTAGCACTCCCCGCGCGGCTCCGCTTCCGGCCCCACCAGGTGGGCCAAGCAAAGGCCCGCGATCAGGACCGTCTTGCCGTTGCCCCGTGCCACGCTCAGGAGGCCCGTGCGCACCCGCCGGCGCGCGGCGTCATCGGTCGCGTAAACCGCCTCGATCCATTCCTTCTGGAACGGCAGAAGCCGCATCTTTTCGCCAGCACCAAAGCCCTTTGTGACCGGAAGATCCTCGAGGAAGGCGATCACCCGCTCCGCACGGCTCAGGCCCGGCGCCTCCCACGGCCGCGCGCCCGGCGCCGCCTCCGAATGCCCTTCCGCGGCCAGAATCCGCCGCTTCGCCCCAGGTCCGCGCTTGCCCATGGCTCAGCCCTTCCCATGCCCAAGTAAGTCAAGATTTCCCTGACGCGCGGTGTTCAGGCCCTCAGTCCTCAGACATTTTTCAGTCATCATCGCTTGCTCCACCGCCACCTTGGCCAGCCGCCGCCGCCACGTTCCACGGGTGCGATCGATCAAGAGGCCTGCCGCTGGCATCGCACCCGCGCCGCGGCTTTGTGGTGCGCGCCGCGCCCGCCTCCGGCCCGCGCGCCGTCTTGGCGTTGTGGCAGGGGATGCACAGAGACATGAGGCCGGAGAGCGGCGGGAACGGTTCACCCCCCAGCCTCACAGGCACCACATGGTCAACAGCCCTTGCCAGCTCGGCCCGCCCGATCGCCGCGCAATCCTCGCACAACGGAACCGCCGCCAGCTTCAACCGCCGCAGCCGATGCCATCGCCGCTTGTCATAGACCCGCCCGGTCATGCCTCCCGCTCCTGTCGCTGCGCCAGGCGAAGCAGCGCCCGGACAACCTCGTCTTTCTCCAGGTGGAACCGTTCAGGGTCGCGATGGTGAGGCGACAACCGCCGCACCTTCCCCGCCAGGTCGCGAAGGGTCGCGACCTCAGTCATGGCCAGCCCCCTCGCCCTCATTCGTGTCTGTAGGAGGCGGGGGCACTACAGGCCCCGCCTCAATACACGTAGTGTATAGGGGGGGAGCCGCACGCACGGTCGCCGCAATGTTTTCAACGGGTTGGCTGGGGGGTTGCCGCAGGTCACCGCAGGGGGTTGCCGCAGGGGTCGCCGCAATGTTTTCAACGGGTTGGCTAAGGGGGTCGCTGCGGGTCGCCGCACGGCTCAGGCCGGTTTTCCACTTGCGATGAACGTCCCGCCAGAGCGGCCGATCGACCTCGATAACACCCCTAGAGAGCAGCCTTTCCATTGCTGCCGCTAGCGCCCGCTCGCCCTGTTTCCCGGCTTCGGCCATGCGCGCGAATCGGGCTGGCGCATAGTTGGTCCCCGGCACGTGCGAGACGTTCCGCCGCTGTTCGGTGGCAGCGTCGAGGCACCGTAGGAAGGCGTCTTCCGCCACATGTGCGGCGGCCGGCGTGTCCCCCACCGCCACCGGGTAGAAGGCCCCGGCCCGCCACTGCATATCGACCTTCCACCCCTTGCCGGCATAGTTGGCCTTGCCCAGGCTCAGGGTGCGCATGTCGCTCCCCTCGACCTCTTTCCCTTCGGCATCGGTCTCCCGGCTCAGGTAAAGCCGGGTGCGCACACACGCCTCCCATGCCGTCGAGCCGGACCATTGCGACCCGAGGCCCTTGGCGGGATGCCCGATCAGGATCACCGCCCCGTCGATCTCAAGCGCCAGGCTCGCCAACTTGGAACAGAAGGCCGTCACCATGGCCCTGTCATTCTCGTTGCCGCTGAATATGTGGGCGATGTTGTCGAGCGCGATCACCCGCACGCCCCGTGCCAGTGCAAAGGCGCGAATGTAGACAAACAGCTCCGACGGCTTGAACCGCCCTGCCGCGTCGAACGTGCCCAGCGAATTGTCCATCCCCAAGCGCGGCAGGACGTGGAAGCCCGCTTCCTGCAGGTCGAGAAAGGACACGCCCAGCGCGCGGCAGATATCCCATTGCCGCCGCCAAAGTTCGTCATGATCATCCTCGCAGTTGACCATTAGCACCGGCACCGGCTGCGATGGCTCCATGCCCAGGAAGCTGGCCCCGGTCGCCACCGATGCCAGCCATTGCTGCTTCAGGAGGGTCTTGCCCGTGCCCGCCCCGCCCGCCAGCAGCGCCAGCGAACGCGTCGGCAGAAGGCCCGGCACGATCCATGGCCGTTCCGGGGGTTGGCTGGTGGCCAGCGCGCCCCAGTCCATGGTCGCGAAGACGCCTTCGTCTTGTCGCTCCCGCCAGAGCATTTCAGCCGGCGAAATGCCATCTTCCTCGTCTGCGAAGACGTCGAGGCTATCGGCGTCCGGCTCCGGAGGGTCGATGCCCAGCTTCTCGCGATACTCCCGCGCCCAGCGGTCGATCGAACTCTCGTTCATCGCGCCAACCCCGTTCCGATTGCCGCGCGAATCGCTTTCTGGTAATGGAAAGGCTGCATCGCACCCGCTTTGCAATTTGCGCCCGCTCCGATGGCCGTCGGGGCGGGTGCCTTGCTTTCAGGGTCCGGCGGCGATCTGCCGCTAGACAGTCGCGAAAAAAGCCCAAGCATTTCAATGCGCGGCCTTTGCCGAATAGCCGGCCCAAGCCATTGCCCACGTTGGAAAGCCCGTTTCCTGTCGGGACCGCCAGCCTTATCGTCAGGATGATTTCAGCCCGCGTCCGTGGCACCCGGGCGCCATGACCGCACACCCGAAATATCCGCGAATCTTCACCCCGCTCGACCTCGGACACACGAGCGTCAAGAACCGCATCATCATGGGCTCGATGCACACCGGCCTCGAGGATGTGGAGGGCGGCTTCCCGCGCATGGCCGCCTATTTCGCGGAGCGCGCCAAGGGCGGCGTCGGCATGATCATCACCGGCGGCATCGGCCCCAACACGGAAGCAACCGGCGGCGGCGCCAAGCTCCAGACCGAGGCTGAATCCGATCAGCACCGCGAAGTGACCGAAGCCGTCCACGCCGCCGACCCGCAGGTGAAGATCGTCCTCCAGATCCTCCACGCCGGCCCGCTCGCCGGCACGCCCGATTGCGTCGCCCCGTCCGCGGTGCGCTCCCGCATCGGCCGCTATGTCCCCAACAAACTCGATGAGGCCGGCATCGAAAAGCAGCTTGCCGATTTCGCCAACTGCGCCGCCATGGCGAAGCGCGCGGGCTATGATGGCGTCGAAGTGATCGGCTCGGCCGGCTACCTCCTCTCCACCTTCCTCGTCGAGAAGACGAACCTCCGCACCGATCAGTGGGGCGGCTCCTTCGAAAACCGCATGCGCTTCCCCGTCGAGGTCATCCGCCGCATCCGCGCGGCCGTCGGCCCCGATTTCATCCTCATCTTCCGCATCCCCGCGATGGACATGCTCGAAGGCGGCATGTCGGGCGACGAGGTCATCCAGCTGGCGCAAGCCGTCGAAGCCGCGGGCGCCTCCATCATCTCCACCCACTTCACCTGGCACGAAGCCCAGGTCCCGACCATCGCCACCATGGTCCCCCGCGCCGCCTTCGCCCAGGTGACGGGCCGGATCAGAAAGCATGTCGGCGTGCCGATGATCACGTCCAACCGGATCAACATGCCAGACGTCGCCGAAGCCGTCCTCGAAGCCGGCCATGCCGACCTCGTCTCCATGGCCCGCCCGATGCTCGCCGATGCCGATCTCGTGAACAAGGCCTTCGAAGGCCGGGAAGACGAGATCAACACCTGCATCGCCTGCAACCAAGCCTGCCTCGACCACACTTTCTCCGGCAAGCTCACAAGCTGCCTCGTCAATCCGCGCGCCTGCCACGAAACGGTCCTGGTCCCGAAGCCGGCGCTTGTCCGCCGCCGCATCGCCGTCGTCGGCGCTGGCCCTGCCGGCCTCGCCTACGCCACCGAAGCCGCGAAGCGCGGCCACGCCGTCACCCTCATCGATGCCGCCGCCGAAATCGGCGGCCAGTTCAACCTGGCGAAACGCATCCCCGGCAAGGAGGAATTCGCCGAAACGCTCCGCTACTTCCGCCGCCAGATCGAGCTTCTCGGCATCGATCTCCGCCTCTCCACCCGCGCCACCGCCGACAGC